CAGGTCATCCTTCTTGCGTAACCTTTTTTGAACAACGATTAGTTTTTGCAGGTACAACATCTCAACCACAAACAATATTCTTTTCAAAGTCTGGTGATTACGAAAACATGGATGCAAACATTGGTGGTACAATAGCTGATGATGATGCAATCATTTATACAATCGCATCTAACCAAGTTAATGCTATTAGATTTATGACAGCAACAAGAACTTTAATTATTGGTACAGCAGGAGGTGAGTTTACTGTATCAGGTGGTGGTACAGATAGTGCGGTTACACCTACAAACATATTAATTAAAAAACAATCTAACCATGGCTCGGCAAATGTAGATGCTATAGCTGTAGGTAACGCCACATTATTTTTACAAAGAGCTAAAAGAAAAATTAGAGAACTAGCTTATAACTTTGATGTAGATGGTTACATTGCACCTGATATGACTATCCTTGCTGAACATATTAGTGAAGGGGGTCTAACACAGATCGCATATCAACAAGAACCCAATCAAATAGTTTATGGAGTAAGAGGTGATGGTGAGTTAGTAGGATTAACTTATCAAAGAGAACAACAAGTAACTGCTTGGCACAGACATATTTTTGGTGGAAGATTTGGTAATGCAACTATTACAGTTACTGATTATGCAAATATAGCAAATGGTACAAGAATAGTTTTAACAAAAGCAGATGGCACAACTACAACCTTTACATCTGCTACATCTTCTACAACTGGTAAGTTTCATACAACAACAAGTAACAACCAAACAGCAACAAATTTAAAAACATTAATAGATGCTGACTCTGATTTTACAGCAACAGTTAGTAGTAATGTAGTTACGATTACAGAAACATCACCATTGTCTACAGGATTTTTAACTGTTACATCTTTAGATGATTCTACTCGATTAGCAAAAACTAACGAAGGTAAAGCAGTATGTGAAAGTGTTGCAGTTATTCCAACTGACGATACTGAATATCAAGTTTATGTAATTGTTAAAAGAACAATCAATGGTGCGACTAGAAGATTTGTAGAAATATTAAATGTATTTGATTTTGATCAAACAGATAACACATCATTTAATTTTTTAGATAGTGCGTTAAGTTATAGTGGTAGTGCTGTAAGCACTATATCAGGATTAGATCATCTTGAAGGACAAACAGTTTCTGTATTAGCTAATGGTGCAACGCACCCAGATAGAACTGTAAGCTCTGGTAGTATTACTTTAGATCGTTCTTCAACAAGTGTTAAAGTAGGTTTAGCTTATACATCTTTACTACAAACTATGAGATTAAATGCTGGATCACAGAATGGTACATCACAAGGTAAGACAAAAAGAATATATGATATTACAGTTAGAATGTTTGAAACTATAGGTGTGGAAGTTGGACCAGATTTAAACAATTTAGAGAGAATACCATTTAGAAGTTCTGCTGATTTAATGGATGAAGGTATACCACCATTTACAGGAGATAAAGAAGTAGAGTTTAGAGGTAATTATGAAACAGATGGTTTTATATTTGTTAGACAAACTCAACCTTTACCTTTTACAATTTTATCGTTATACCCAAGATTAACTACAAATGATGGATAATATGTTATATATAGTACCCTACACAGCTGAACATGGAAGATTTATATTATCTCAACAAATGAATCATAAACTTATGGATAAGGATGCACAGTTCGAGGGAGATGCTATGAACCTTGTGCAAGACCACTTAGCCTTTACAGGACTTGTTAATGACAAACCTATCTTTGCTGCTGGCATGAAAATGATTTGGGGTCAAGTCGCAGAGGGTTGGGTCATTGCAACACAAGATGTTTGGCAACATCCAATTAGTGTAGCAAAAGCGATTAAAAAAGATTTTGCAAAAGTTGCAACAAAATATAATATTAAAAGAGTTCAAACTTCGGTGCGTAAAGATTTTGATAAAGGAATAAGATTTGCAAAGTGGTTAGGATTAGAGAACGAGGGATTAATGAAACACTATGGGTTTGATGGTTCAGACCAATACAGATATGCGAGGATATTTTAATGAGTTGGCAGATGGCAGTAGTCGGTGCATTAGGTTATGCAGGGTTTCAACAAGCAGGTGCTATTGGTTCATATCAACAAGCAGCTTTTAATAGAAAAGCAGCGATAGCAGAGCAAAAAGCTGAAGCTCTTGAAAATCAATTAACTTTAGATTTACAAAAATTTGATAAAAAATTTAAACAACTAGAATCTACTCAAGTTGTTAATACTGCTAAATCAGGAGCAGTTGTTGGAACTGGTACAGCAAAATTAATTAAATTATCAAACTTATATAATGCAGAAATAGAAAAAGATATAATGAGATACAATACAGAAGTAGGACAAGCTAGAGCTTTTGAAGAAGCATCATTTGCAAGAATAGAAGGAACTCTTGCAAAACAAAGATCAAAAATGGAACAGTTTCAAATTGCTAGTCAAACAGGAACAAGTTTATTAACAATGACAGGATAATATGCCAAAGATACCAACATATGATGTACAAGGAAGAATAACAGCAGATGTTCCAAGTTCAGGAACTATACCTAGTATTGATGTTCGTGAAAACATTTTTAGAGCAGCTAAACCAATTACTGATTTTGTTACAAAAGAATATATACAAGAAAAAAAATTAGAAGCAGATAATAAAGCATATCAATTATTATCTGATATGTACATAGATCAAAAAGATGCTAATGGAAATATTATTCAAGAAGGTTTATTTAGTATTCAAAGTACAGCTAAAAAAAATGGAAACCCAACAGATGCAGCATTATATCATGATAATAGTGTTAATAGTTTGTATAATTATTTTAAAAATAATAAATTTAATAATATAGATAACTTTACTAAAAAAGCTATTGAGAAGAAATTTTTTTCTACAGCAGGTATTTTAAAAACAAAAGCTCTTGAAGGTTCAAGGATAGAACAAATTACATTATCAAAAGACATAGATGAAGATTATATTTCTAAAGAAGCATTAGTATTAAAAGATGTAGGACCTGTATACATAGATATATATACTCAAAAAGTAATTGATAAAATTAATTCAAATTCTAATTATGATGAAGGTCAAAAGAAAATTTTAATTAAAGAATACAATCAATTTGGTGTAACAACTTTAGCAGAAAGTATGGCTACTGCACAACCTTTTGCTTTTAAAGAAGCGGTTGAAGCTGGTAAATTTGATTTATTATCTGCTGAACAAAAAATAACTTTATCCGCTACAGCAGATAAAAATATATTACAAAGTAAGTTTCAAGTATTAACAGGATCACTTGATTTACCTCCTGATGCTGCACCTGCTTTATTAAGCAGAGCTTATGACGAAATAGCAAAAGGAACATTTGGTGATAATCAAGAGTTACAAAATTTATATAATAGTTTATCTGTAACAGAAAAAACAGAATTTAAAAGTTTCTTTAATAAAAAAGCAAGAGCTAAAAGAACTGATATGCAGTTTAGTATTCTAGCTCAAAATCAAATTATACAAGCAGAAACAGCTCAAGAATCAAAAAAATTGATAGAAAATATGGATAAAGAAACAGGTGTATTTGATCAACAAATAGAAGAATTATTTGGAAACACTCCTGTAATTATTGAACAGTTTAAAGACTTAAATGAAAAAATTATAAACAATAAAGGTAAATCTATTTCAAGTTTTGACACAAATTCTAGAATAATAAATTTAATTGTTAATGATGAAGTTAATCAAGTAACAGATAAATTTTTATTACCAGGAGAAACTGGTGAAGGAAAATCAATTATAGAAAGATATGAAAATGGTGTTAATTTAAAAGACCTTACATTTTTAAGTTCAATGATAGATTCACAAAATAAAAATCCAGAAACATATTCTCAAATGAAATCATTTTTTGAATTTATAGATTATTATAAAATGCCAGTTCAAGGTTCTCCTGTATTAGTAGGTATTGATTCTGGTTTAGATGATAGGTTAAATAATTTTAAATATATTATGTATCAAAGATATATTAATGGTATTCAAAGTGGAGTACCTGCTAAAACTTTAACAGATCCTACAAAAAAAGAATTTATTGGAAAAGATGTTTTAAATTTTATGCCTAATGCAAATAAAATTTTTAAAGAAATGATTGATGAAATAAAAAAAAATAAATCATTTGATTTAAAAACAGATGCTAAAAGATTACCTGGTGAGTCTATGGATGATTATTTAAAAAGAATAGGATTAACAAAATGACAACTCTGACTACGCAATTAGAAGCGTTAGAAAAAGGTGGATTTTCATCAGAAGAAATCAACACTTGGAAACAAGATAAAGTATTAACATTAGAAAATGCTGGATTTGAAAGTGATGAAATTTTAGCAGAGTTTGGTTATGAACCAATAGACAAAGGACCAATTAAAAAAATATGGGAAAACATTATAACTTTAGGAAAAGAAGAAAAACAAACTACTTATGAAAAATTATTAGAGGTAGAGAAAAATGAACCTGATAATACTTCTTTAAAAGAAAAATTAGTTGGTGAAGTTTTTGAGGTAGAAAAATATTGGGATAGAGGTTTCAATATGGGTATTATAGATTTAATTCAAAACTATCATCAGTTACCTGGCAATGATGGTACAGGTTTACCTGATGGTTATGTGCTTGAACCTTTTAATGACACAGGTATTGTTGAGAGAAATATTCAAAATCTTGCAGTTATTACAAAAGATTTACCAGTATATCTAACAGGTACTTTGCTTACAAACCTTTTAACTTGGGGTCGTGCAGGTAAAACAGGTACTGCTGCTGGTTCTGGTTTTTTTGCAGGTTCAATTAGAGAAACATATTTGAATATGTTGCAAGAAGGAAAGGTACACAGTTGGTCAGAGTTTTGGGATATATACACTAAAGAAGGTGTTAAGGCAGGAGGTAAAGAAGCTATACAGTTAGCATCTGCTTTTAAACTAGGAAGTTTTGGAAAAAATTGGTTATCAAAACTTGCATTAAGAGTAACTGGCTTTGAAGGATCAGGTGCAATTATAGAACAAGAATTACCTAGTAAAGATCAACTAATAGATTCTACAATATTGTTTAGTACATTTGGTTTAGCTGAATCTGGTGGAGCTAAAGTTATTAATACAATTAAAAAAACTAATAACAATGCAATAGATGTATTAACAGATTATGTTGCTGACAAAACAGTTGTTGAAGATTTATCTAGTAAAAATATATTAATACCAAGAGCTTACAAAAAACCAAAATCAGAACCTGTATTTAAAGAAGATAGTTTTAAAAAAGATATTAAATTAGAAACAGAAGCTGAAAATAAAATTTTAAATAAACTACGTTTTGAAAAAGAAGAAGTAACTGTCAAAGGAACTAAAAATAAACTAACGCAAGAATTATTAGATAGACATCATCCAATACTTCGTATGGTTAGAAAAGTAGATAAAACAAAAAACAGAACCAAACAACTTAGTATCTATGAAAGATTTAGAACTCTTGTTGGTATGCAACATAGAGCTGGACACTTTATTGAAATAGGAACTTTAAATAAAAATTTAAAAATAAATGGTAAATCTTTTAAAGAAATACTTAAACCTGTAGGTAAAGATAAAAAATCATATTTAGAATTTAATACTTATAAAGTTTCTAAAAGAATTGTTGAATTAAATGAGAGAGGAATTGATCATGGATTCGATATAAAAGCTGCTAAAGAAGTTGTAGCTAATAAAAATTTAATTAAAAAATATGAAAAAACATCTAAAGAATTAGATGCTTATAATTTAAGAATATTAGAATATGCAAGAGATAGAAATTTAATAACCAAAGAAGCATTTGAAGCTATAACAGAAGCTAACAAAAATTATGTTCCTTTTTCAAGAGTTCTTGAAGCAATAGAAGGTGAAAAAGGTTATACTAAAAATGTATCTAATCCTTTTAAAAGAATCAAAGGATCAGAAAGAGATGTTATTGATCCAATAGAAACTGTATATAATAATACATTTCACATTATAAAACTTGCTGAACGTAATGCAGCTCTTATAGAATTTTTTGATTTTGTAAAAGCAAATGAAAAAATATTTCCTGACATTAAAAAGAAAACAACTGGAAAAGAAATTAAAATAGAAAGAAAAGAATTAGAATCTGTATTAGACACTACATCTAAAAATTTTATATCTGATAAAGCAATAGAAAATTTTAAAGTATTTAGAAAAGAATTTTTACAACCTGATGAGACTTCTGTAGGTGTGATGAGAAATGGTAAGTTTGAAGTTTATGAAGTTGGCAAAGAATTAGCAAATGCTTTAAAAGATTTTGACCCAAGAGCTATGGGTGATTATATTAAAATGTTTAGATTAAATGCTCCTGCTAAATGGTTAAGAGCAGGTGCTACTGCATCACCTGACTTTGTATTTGCAAATATAATAAGAGATACAGTGTCTGCTGCTGTGTTTAGTAAATATGGATTTGTACCTTTATGGAGTTCATTAGAAGGAGCTATAACTTTAACTATGGGTAAATCTGGATTATCAAAAAAATCACAACAGATATATCAAAAGTGGGTTAGATCAGGTGGTATGCAATCTACTTTAGTTTCTCTTGATAGAAACATATTTGATAAACCAGCTTTTGAAATTTTAAATAAAGGACCTGTTAGAAATTTACTTAAAACACCATTAGAGTATTTAAGAATAGTATCAGAGTTTTCAGAAAACATGACAAGAATATCTGAATTTAAAAGAGCTTATACTAAATCTAAAAAAAAAGGACTAACAGAAAAGGAAGCTATTGAAAGAGGTGGATTTGAATCAAGAGATATAACTATTGATTATTCTAAAATGGGTTTAAAAATGAAAGGACTAAATCAAATAGCTGCATTTTATAATGCAAGACTACAAGGTTATGCAAAAATTTATGATGCTTTTAAACAAAGACCAGCAAGAGCATTTACTATGATTACAGGATCAATCATACTTCCATCTATATATTTTTGGTTAGCAAACAAAGATGATCCTATTTATCAAAGACAACCAGAGTGGGTAAAAAATAATTATTGGATAGTCGTACATGATGGTGTACCTTATAGAATTGCTAAACCTTTTGATCTTGGTGTGGTATTTGGTACAGGTACAGAACAATTATTAGATTGGTTAAACAAAGAACATCCAGATGAAATTAATGATTTTATTTATGACTTTGGAGTATCACAATTAAAAAATATAAATCCAACTCCTACATTTTTAACTCCTTTTATAGAAACATATATGAATAAAAGTTTTTTTACAGGTAAACCTATTGTTCCAGATTATATGGATAAAAAATTATTATCTAAATATCAATACACAACATATACATCTGAAGTTGCTAAAGGTATATCAAGAGCTATCAATACTATGATTGGAAATGATTATACTAAATTAGATAATCCTATATTTATTGATAATTTTTTAAATGCTTGGTTTGCTAGTTTAGGTAGATTTGTGATACAAATGACAGACAAAGGTTTAGTGGAGTTTGGTGTTATAGAAGATCCAATTAAACCCACAGATAATTTAACAATCATACCAGGTATTAGAGCATTTAATTTAAGAGATCCAAGTGGTGGTTCTGAATTTATAACTGATTTTTATCAAGAGTTTGCTAAAATAGATAAAGACATTGGAAGCATATTGGCTTTAGAAAAAGCAGGAAACATAAAAGAAGCATTAAAAATAAAAGAAAAAATTAATATGAAAGATAAAAATGTTCTTCAATTACTTAATATAAGAGATGCTTTAAAAGAAATAAATTATGTTATAAGAAATATATATAATACTAAAAAATATACTGCTGATGAGAAAAGAGAACTAATAGATGCTCACTATCTTTTAATGATAAAAACAGCAAAAAGAGGACTAGATATGATGTATTATAAGGTTGATAATGATAATAAATAATAATATAGAGAAAGTAATATGACAGTATCTTCAACTACAGTAAAAAATTCCTACTCTGGTAATTCAAGCACAACAGTATTTGCTTATACCTTCAAGATTTTTGCGGACACAGATTTACAAGTAATCATCAGATCCTCTACAGGAACTGAAACAACCAAAACTCTAACCACGCACTACACAGTATCTGGTGCTGGAGATGCGTCAGGTGGTAATGTTACATTTACATCTGGGAATACTCCTGCAACTGGTGAAACAGTTGTTATTAGAAGAGGTGTTCCGCAAACTCAAGCGATAGATTATATCGCTAATGATCCATTCCCTGCGGAATCTCATGAAGAGGGTTTGGATCGTGCAACTATGACTATTCAGCAGATGCAAGAGGAATTAGATAGGTCGTTTAAAGTTTCAAGAACCAACTCAATTACAACACCAGAATTTACAGATGATGCAGCAAGTAGAGCATCTAAAGCATTAGGATTTGACAGTACAGGAAATGTATTAACAACAGTTGCAGACTTTCTACCTGCTGGTGGAGATAGTGCAATGTTCCAATATTCAACAACAACTGCAGATGCAGATCCCGGAGCAGGAAAATTTAGATTAAACCACGCAACAATTTCTAGTGCAACTGAAATGTACATAGATGATTTAGAATTTAATGGTACAGATGTTTCGGCATGGGTACAATCATGGGATGATGTTTCTGGTAATGATACCAATAGAGGTAGAATAAGAATATCAAAAGCAAATACATTAGATACTTGGATGGTATTTAAAGTTACAGGTGCAATCACAGATGCTAGTGGCTATACAAAAGTTTCTTTAGTTTATATTGATACTGCTGGTAGTTTTGCTGATGATGATAAAGTATTTATTTCATTTACAGCTTCTGGAGAAGATGGTGCAATACCAGGATATTTTTACAAGTTTGATACAGGTACATCTGATACAGATCCTGGTGCTGGAGAGATAGCATTTAACAATGGTACATACGCATCTGCTACAGAAATATATATAGATGATGCTGATTCTAATGGAGTAACTGTATCTACAGATATTTTAACTTGGGATGATTCTACTTCTACTATTAGAGGTAATTTAATGATCTATGACATTAACGATAGATCAACTTATGCAAGATTTAATATAACTGGTGCTTCTACAGATGCTTCTGGTTATGTAAAATTAACAGTTACTCATGTAGCAAGTAACAACACATTTAGTGCTGCTGACGAACTATCAGTACATTTTTCAAGGTCTGGTAATAAAGGAGATACAGGTTCAACAGGTGCTACAGGATCAACTGGTTCGACAGGTGCTACTGGAGCTGCTGGTACAAACTCACAACTTGCAATGACATTTAGCAACTCAACTTCTGATGCTGATCCAGGTGCAGGTAAAATTGCTTTTAACAATGGTACACTATCAAGTGTTTCAATTTTATATGTAGATGATGCAGATGATGCTAGTGCAGACATATCTTCATTTGTACAAT